GTGGATAAACTTTTGCCCTATATGGGCATCGGGTAAACGACAAAATTTCTAAAGTTTGAGTCAAGCGCCTCAAAAATTTTTGAAATTGCAGTTAATAAATGAGTACTACGGCAATTTTTAATACTCCCAGCGCTCCTTCAATGTTCAAAGGAGAGAATTTTACTAAATATCCGGAACTTCTAACCGATTCTACGAATTTCCGGATTAAAAAAATTATGGATGATGAGAAGCTTCTACAAGAAGAAATCAAGTCTCGTAATGGAATATGCAAAAAATATGGTCGATTTTCAACACTTGCAGATGGCGTTGAATATACATTGATTTTGGCTGATATTGTTGTTGGTACATTGGCAGCAACAATTCCAGGTGTTGGTAGTGTGGTATCGTCGGCCACATTTTCAGGGGTAGGTCTTATTTCTGGTGTCGCTAAGCTTATTCAAAGCAAGTTGAATGAGAAAAAATTGAAGCACTACAAACTTTCTGTTGTGGCACAGACAACTTTAAACAATTTGCACCATAAAATCAGTAAAGCAATTATCGATGGTCAAATTAGCCATGAAGAATTTGAAGATATTCAAAATACCATGAACGAATGGAAAAAGGGACCATCAACATCGTCTAAACAACCGACTCTCAGCCCAGAAACTATTGAACTTTTGAGTCAACAAGCAACTGAAAAGGCACAAAAAGACCTTTTGGAACAACTGAAACAGATCAATGCAAAGAAGCAACCATAATTTTTTAATCTTTTATGCCTTTTAGGCATAAAAGAGTTAATTTTCCAACTTTAGGTCATTGTTTCCATAAATTTTAATGCTTCTGGATGTGCTTGAATTACATCAAAATTGAATTTTTTGATAAATAATCCATTCAAGGTGCGAACACGTGATAAAGCAGTATATGCTTGTCCATACTCAAATGTTTCCCTCAAGTCGATACTAACATAGTCCAATGTTGAGCCTTGACACGAATGAATAGTCAACGCATATGCAATTTTTAATGGTACTTGTACCGCATAACCAACCAATTTTATTTTTCCATTTCTTAAGGTGTGATAAATGCTAAATTTGATGGGTTCAATAATTTTAATTAAATCACTGATAAATTCAACTATGGGATAATTTTCAGGGCTGAATCCAACCACGATGCCACGACTTCCATTAACCAAAGTGGGGTTAATATTATAGGTTAACATAACCTGAGTTTGTTCGCAAATTTGTAAGGTCTCGGGAGTCGTAGAATTTTTAATAAAATTTTTCGTTATATATTCAAATGAAATAGGACAATCATGGTTGATAAAGTCCATTATATATTCTCGGAATTCATAGCCTTTGTTTGCAAGCTTATTCAATTCTTTTTCATTCAAATAGTCAACTGATTTCCTGGTACAAAACAACTTTGTTGGTCGAATGTTGTTGGTATGAGGTTGTTTTGGTATCTTTTCGGGGTTCAATATTTCTGAAAGTTTCTTTTTTATGGCCGCTGGTGGTTTTGGTGGTCTAACAAACCTCGTTTTCAAGATTTTTTCAACTTGTGGATCAACTATACCTACTCTGACTTTATTTAAAACGGTCTTAAAAATATGGTCGCTTTGTCTCATAATATTTCTGAGTTCAATAATGGTTCTGATATACCTTTTAAATTTGGAAGAGTGGGTAATTAAGGTTGAGTTCTGACTGACACATGGAAGCTGAAAAAGGTCTCCGGTTACCACTATTTGAATGCCTCCAAAGAATGCTTTGTTTTCCCTTATCTGTCGTGCAAGTTTTTCCAGCTTATCAAAAAGGTTTGGATGAAGCATACTTATTTCGTCGATAATGAGTATGTTCAATTTTAACCACAATTCTCTCTTTTCTTTGTTTCTCATTATTCTATCGTACAAATCATCCACATCTTCTTTTCCAAGCCCAATTCCAAGAAACGAATGGAGGGTTGAACCACCAATATTTAGAGCTGATATTCCGGTGGTTGAAGTTAACCCTATGGTCTTTTTCGTTTGATTTTGAAGGCAAAAATATTTGATTAAGGCTGATTTACCTGTACCAGCCGGGGCATTTATAAAAATATTTTTTCCAGCTTCAATTAAACCTAAAACGTAACATTGTTCCGAGTTTGGTTTAAATGGAGCATCAGATTCAATGGGATTATTAAGGTTATAATGTTCCCAATACTTGACCCAAAAATATTGGCCAGTTATCCACTTTACGTCGGTGTAGTTCAAGTGTTTTAATATTTCAATTTTGAGTTCTAAAGGTAGATCTCGAGCATATAGATTAAATGTGTCGTCCATTGTTTATTGTATCCATAATTTGTTTTAAAAAATTCAATTTTATTTGATCATGAAGAACACCCCGTATTATACTTGGAGATCAACAGATAGGGTTATTGGAAGCCACAATTGCAGCTGATGAAAATAATGGTATATCAATATCAACATCATTTGTAAATATATCTTCTGTTCCATGGGTCAACAAAACCACAGAACAATGGATACTTTATGTAAATGATGGAGTTGATGACACTATGTATAGAATAACTGTCGTGTATTTTCCAGTGAATTCAGCTGTGAGTATTGAAAGGTTGATTGACATCAACCTAAATTATATTTTGATTTTTATGCTTGATATAAGCATAAAAAATTATTTTTTAAATTAAATTTTTTTTCAGATAGGTCAAATCAGTCTTTAACTGAGTCAAAGTGGCATAATCGCTATTTATACTGATAAATTCTTCAGGGTCAATATAAGGATTAATTTTTAAGAGCCAAAAAAAGATACAAGAGATCCATAAACCAGTTATTCGATCATTTAATATTTTATTTTTTTTAAGGTGGCCGGCTATTATAATTTTTTCAATTTCATCATAGTTTTTTAATGGAATATTGTACCTTTTGATTAATTCTTGAAGTTTTTCTTTATGAGTCGATGCAAAGGAGTGAATACGACCTTTAGACATGTTGAAATTTTTGGTCACTTGTTCGAGGTTAGAACTCTCCTGTATTGCAATTTGGCATAATTTTAATCCTTTGGAACCATTTTTATGGTTAATATTAAACTTGATCAACATATCTTCAAAATTTTTTGGTTTTTCAAGGTAATGATAAGCATAATATAAAGAAGCGCAAAGAATAGATCTTTTATTGGTTCCTTTGACTATCTTATTTTTCGAAGTCAAATTGAAAATCTTTTCCGTGATTGTGGTGGTATCGTTATCGTTAACCCCAAATTCTTTTTCCAAGGTGTTTATTATGGTGGATTTGGTCTTTAAAAGATTTAAAATTGGCCCGTTATAGTTTGCGGTGAATTCTGAACAGAAACTTCTGTCAAAATGAGTATGACAATCGGCACATGTTGTACCACATGCATCATGAACAATATTATGGTGATTACACATTCTTATTTGTTTATTTATACTTTTTTTCAGAAATTTCATTTTTTAGCTGCAATTAAACCCTTACTTGTTCACTTGCAATTTACTTGGTGTAAGACCCCTTTGGGTTGGGAAGCTGGAAGGGGTTCAAAAAAACATTTATAATAAAGGATGAAAGACAACAATAAAAAATTAATTTTGCTTGACCTGGATAATACTCTGATTTGTGCAGAAGACTTGGCATCTGTCCGTGATGAGAGTAAGATGGTCAAAGCACGAGAAAAATTTCGTACAGTCAGAATGGAAGACTATTATGATATCTTTGAACGTCCTCACCTACAGGAATTTCTAGACTATCTCTTTCAAAATTTTAATGTCGGTGTGTGGACCGCTTCCTCCAAAGACTACGCTATTTTTGTCGTAAAAAATTTCATCACTCAACCCGAAAATAAGGTTAGATTGGACCGTAAAATTCAAATATTTTTATGCTCTCACCACTGCAACGTTTCAAAAAAACATTTCAAAGGTATCACAAAAGATTTGAAATTAATTAGTGATAAATGGCACCTTAAAGACTTGAAAGATATTATTCTTGTGGACGATTTGGAAAATTTGGCTGAACATCAACCTAACAATGTTATAAACATTAAACCATTTTTTTATGATAAAGAAGAAGCTTACGAGGATAGAGAACTATTCAAGGTTAAAGACGACTTGAAAAAAATTAATTTTTAATTTTTTGATTTTTAATGGTTTTGAAACCATTAAAAATCCTAACAAAATACCCTGATGGCGCTTTCAAATTTTTTACGACAAAGTGGGCAAAAATTTAACATAGAGTTTTTTGAACAAGAAATACATGTAGCCAAGTGATGGCATGGTTTAAAAATGACATTTCTGACGTTACTCTGACAAACAACGCATGTTATCTTAGTCTCCAAATCTTGAAGGTTATTTTTGACCTTTAAATTTTCCTTGATGATATCGTTATTTTTCTGACAAACGTCACATTCACAGTCAGTATCACACATTTTTTGACTAGTTATCAATTCTTGAATGGCCAAATTAGGCACACTTTCATCTTCTTCATTTGGTACACGTTCATCCAACGATGGTTCTTTTTGAGCATAACTATTGCTTCGTCCAAACACATGTATGTTGCCACTTTGAAGTCCACCCAACGCACCCATGATATGAATAATTGGTTGGAAGGAATCATCCATTATTAATTCTTGAAAAATATTAATCATATCATCCTCCAATGAAGGTGATATATCAAGACCTTGATCGATACGGTCCTTGTATAGTATAAAGTCAATAAAATCTTGTTTACGCATTCTTGACGCATTTCGACCATTAAAACCTCTTCGAGATAATCCTTTATCCAAGGCCATATTTTTAAGGGTCATTTTATCATGCATTCGTAGTATTGATTCCTCCATTTATTATTATGAGAATTTAAAAATTACACTCGTTGGATATTTAAAAGAGGTATCATGTTTTTGTTTAAAATGGTGTCTTGAAGTACATTTTCACCATTAAACACGTAAAATAATATAAACCATCCCAATATGAGGAGAGGTAACCCTATTCCATCAAATACGCCATTGTTACGTTGAAATGGGAGCACAAAATATTCAGAAAAAATAATAAGGATGGATGCGACCAAAATTAAGATGATATCTTTAATTTCATATTTTAAGGTTACAAGAGCCACCAAGGATGACAATAATATTGAACAAGATAGTAATGGTAGTTTGGGCTGTGTAATAAAACTTTCTTCTTTAAACTCAAATACAGCCCAAACTACACTGATAATTATTGCAGAAAATATGGAATGTTTGAGCAGCTTGTTGCCTTGGTGTTTTAAGGAAATACATATGGCGGTTATTAACCACCCTCCAACATACAACCCAACACCACAATATTTTATTGTGTTTAGGAGCATTTTGCTTGGGACATCATTGTACTTTTTAGAGTATAAATCGAGCATAAATTTTTCACCTCCAAATCTGAGGCATAGTCCCAAAACGATAAGTCCGACTGCTGTAGTGCCAATACACGTAAATGTTTCTCTTTGAATCTTCATTTATTAGTTGAATTTCCGTTGTTTGACTTGAATACCCCTTTGAGGTTCCAAAGGCTTACCTTTCAAGCCCAAAGGTATACTCAAACAACGTACATTTTTATTGGAAGTTGGACGAGCGTTGTCGAAAACAAATATTAGGTTTTTTTATACCTTGGTGGTATAAAAAAATAATGCGATGGGTTAATAGGTTGCATACAGGCTTGGAATAATTTTTTTAAATCCTTTTCTTTCTAAGGTTAAAATAGCCGCTTCAGATGCCTTTTTCTCTGCATCTTTTTTAAGGGCAGCGGCACCTTCACCAAGAAAATGGTTATTTTTATCATACACTTTTGATACAAAGATGTTTTTATCGTTCTTTAGAACCCTTTCGGTTTTATACACTGCTTCAGATCCCAATTGGTCTTTGTACTGGTCGAATACACCCTTTAATCGATTTTTTGAATCAACCAAGATGTTGTAATCAATTTTTAACGTGTATGGTTCAAATAAGGTGGACAATAAAGCATATGTGAGTTGATAGGCTAAACCGGGTTGGCTTCTGTTGGAATCTGAGTAGTCGTGTATGATAAATTCAATGACTCCAATTAATGCTTCAAACACATCTTCCAACAATTTTTTCTGTGAACGATCCCTCAGTTCTTCAGATGCAGATATAAAGGGCCACATACCCAAATCTTTGGCTATTTGAGAAAGGTTATCTTTGGACCCTAAATTAATTTTCATTCGAGCCACAATCTCAACGGCTTCTGACTTTCCTCGAAGTTGTGGGAATTTTTCATATGAACTCCAAACAATAAATTTTCCAATGGTTGAATCACCCATTTGTTCAAAAGGTTCATAGTTGTGTTGCTCATCTGCACTCGAAGATGTAAAAGCAACGTTAAATAATGGAAGCGTTTGATCATTAACGTACTTATTTAAATAGGCTTCATTAACACCAGTAAATTTAAAAATTTTTATCAGAAAATTTTTAAATGAGTCGTCTCGTGGACCATAGTATACTTTTTGTATAGTTTCCATCTTTATTTTAGGGTAAATTTTACGTGTACAATTCAATTTATTATTTTATGGATATTCAACCATAAAATAATTGAAACATTAAACCTCTTTTCTTGCCTCGTTGATAACCTTCATTTCGTCCATTAACTCTTCGGTTGTTATATCAGTATCTTCAAGGTCGATATTGTTCCCTTTGAAGGTAACATTTTTAGCCTTTAAAGTCTCCTTAATTCTGTTGAACAAAGTTTTCGAATTTGGGCTGCACTTAAAGTCCAATAGAACCACCATTTGAGGAAAATGCGTCTTCTCAAATTTAAGCTTGCGTTCAGTATAATCGTTTTGGGCTCTGATGGTAAAATACAGATAGTAGTCGGGGTCGTTACGTTTTATAAGAACGAAACGTTCACGTTTCGACTCGTCTCGATCCGGCTTTGCCGGATCTCGATCATGGTCCTTTGGACCATGATCCTCAGGTTGTGGAGCTCTATCCTCGACTGCGATCCCCAATTTACGCTGAACTTTCTTTACTTGTTTGTGAAGACCGTGGTTCTGATCTTTGACTTCCTCAAGGCTAATGCCAAGAGAACGCATGTATGAAGTCTGTTGTTGCATTATTTCTTCTTGTTTCTTCATATCGAGTCGCATACCTGACATCATCTGTTCTAAATCGGTTATTTTTCTTTGAGACTCTCGATGGTTAAAATAAAGCGTATATTCAACGTACATTTTAAGGAGCTTTTCAAGGTCGATATAATATTGTCTAATTATGTGACCATTTTTGGTTTTAAGCTGCATGATAGCCATCTTAAGGTCATCAGGTTCCATAATCAAAAATTTAGTGTGTTTAACGTTTGAAGGAACTAATTGTAATTCTTCTTGTATAGTTGGATATTGTTCTATTTCCTTGTCTTTTTGTGTCAACTCATAATAGGGAATATTATTGTTTCAACATTTTCTTAAAATTTTGTCGTTGTTTATAGTATTCCCCATCATAACCAAACCATTTAAGAACACTCATACTCACCAGGGTATGAGTAACATTTCCAACCACTACTTGCCAAAAGTAGTCAAACATGGTCATATTAAGCTTAAATTTAGTCACTTTTATAAACTTCATTATATCAAGGAGACTAAGGCTTTTATCCAAAGCCTTTCTTATTTTAGGGTTACTTGAACCATTTTCAGTATCAATTTTAACACCTAAGAAATTGGTAGGTATATTAATTTCTTGTCAGACATATCTATCGAAGGGACAAATTTCACCTTCGTAACCAAACCAATCAAATGTCATGCTAGTCAGGGGACTAGCATGATTTCCAACGACAACTTGCCAAAAGTAGTCAAACATGGTCATATTAATTGATCCAAAAATTTCCCATTTTTTTATTTTATGGTCAATATTACCTTCAGCTTCCAAGAAAGTGGTTACTACCCACTAGCCAATTTTATGCTTATTACAAGCATAAAATTGAAAACTTGAAATTTTTCCCACTACCAACCTAGGATTTGAAAAAGTACCTAGTGCCAATTGACATATTTTGGACTATGCTACCGTCATTTGAGTTGACCCCACTCATATCGAGTCAAATTTACAAGGGTAACTTGTTATTCAGATATCCTTGAAGACTATATGTGTTGACTCCTAAAAGAACCATAAATATGAAACCCAAGAAAATGTTGCCAAAAATAAAGTCTCGAGAACCTTTAAAAATTGGAATCATAATTATGATCACCAAGAAAGCTATAACCAAATAATTTTTCTTCAAGTCAAACTTGTCGAATGGAGATGGTGGTTTTGGACCAGGACCTGGCACTGGTGCGGGTGGACCTGGCGCTGGTGGAACAGGAGTTGGTTTAGGTGGAACAGGAGTTGGTTTAGGTGGAACAGGAGTTGGTTTAGGTGGAACTGGAGTTGGTGTGGGCATAGGTGGGACAGGTTTTGGAGCTGGTGCAGGACCTGGTCCTGGGGTTGGTGGTGTTGGAATAGGAGGTTGTGGTGGGGGAACTGGAGTTGGTGGTGTCGGTTGTGGGGGGGTAGGCATTGGAGGAGTTGGAGTCGGTTGTGGTGGTGGTTTTGGAGGTTCAGGTTTGAACACACAATTGACATCGTTTTTTATGTTATCTATGGTTACATCTCTATCTTTGATAATGTTATAGATGACATCGCAGAAGTTGGACGGGCAAGTTGGGTTTTCCACTTCGGTTGTCTGAAGATATGACTGTGGGTTAGCACAAGGCGTGAACCAACAACCATCATTGATAACTTTTCCAACTTTAAGGCTACGATATACCTCATTTT